CAGCGGTTAAGCGGCGTCAGAAGACTGGGATGGAGAGTAGGGGATCTTGTTGCTGACGAGTAATTTGTCAACCTTTTCTGAAAGTGCTTCTTTTGTGCCATTGTTTTCAATCACATAGTCAAATTCTTCTTTTGCCCAGGCATATTCAGAACTGTGTATTCCTGTAGGTTCGATGTTACCCTCTACATAATTTGTGAACCATTCTGGATCCTCACCTCTTTTTACAAGTATTATCTTGCCACCATGTTCTCTGATCCTTTTTACCTCGTTGGGAAATCTTGTGTCTGAAATCACAGTGTTTTGTCCTTTATATCTACCTATGCAACTGTCCACCCAGATAGCATCATACATATTGCCACGCATAACTTCGGTGCCAAAATGCTGTAACACCCATCTCGGAGTGACAGGCTTGCCGAATTTTTCGCTCCAGAAAGTATCCGGTTGTTCTCTCCAGTGTCTACTTGATTCTGTGTTGCCTTCTAGCATTTCCCTATCCCAATTGAACATTGCCGATACAGCATCTTTTAAACTTTTTGCAAAACTATCTCTCGTGTAACCGTGTTGTGTAACCAGATGTTCGGCCACAGTATCTTTACCAGAACCTATCAGTCCTACTATTCCTATAAGCATTTGTAGATTATACTATTTTTTGAGTCTTTTTTCAATCTCTAATTTTGCTTCTTTTACCGCACCCAATATGGTTTTTCTTATATCTAATTTTTTGCTTTTGAGTGCGGCGATAGAAACATTTTCAAGATCGTCAACAATTTCTTCTAATTCATCGATAGAACAATCTTTATATCTTTTGTAACTAGAATCTGTCATGACACTTTTATTTAAATCTAAAAAATTTAGAATTAACCAATAACAAAACTGTGTGGAGTTCCGCCTTCTGAATAGTTGCCTATCTCTGCTTCAAGTCTTTCCATTTCGGCAAGACCTTGCTGTTTTAGTTCTCCACCGTTTAAACTTGTACCGCCTTGTGGACTTGCGATAGTATTAAACTTGCCTCTTGCCTCTCCAAGCATAACCTTGGAAACAGCCAAAGTATAGTCTCTTATCCAAGGCTTAGAATAGATATCTTTGAATAGAGTTATGTCTGGTCTGAAGTTGTCTGTATGCATCAAAACTGTTTCGTTGTCCGCTCTAGGTCTTTGTGTGATAGTCAGTTTTTTAGTTGCCACATCAAAATGAAACTGGATAAAACTACCAAATAGTTTTCCTACTAGTTCTTGATAACTTGCAAAAGCATAATAAGTTGCAAGTCCGCCTGTTGCACCTGCTCTCAATAGGTAGGTATTTGTGTAAGCAAGGTTGAAAGGTTCGAAAAGTGTGCCACCTTCGCCTCCCTCTGTTCTTGACCCAACTGTTCTTCTGTTCAAGTTTCTTACGTTGATGATTTCATCTGGTAATATATAAACGTTCTGATTTTTCTTAAGTTCAAGAAAAGCATATGATTCTTCAACAGCATTAGATGATCTCTGTCTGAATTTGTTTATCGCTCTTTCTAGCGCCGTTTGATAGTGTTTTGGGTCCAATTCAACGTCAATCATCCCTTCACCGAGGTTGTTTTTGACGTAATCAAATATCTCTTGTTGACCTGTTTGTAGTTCTGACATACACATATTTATAGTCGTTGTGCATTCAATAAATATGTGTGATATGCCAAGATTATCCATTTTCAAGCCAGAGAAAGGCGCTGACTACAAGTTCTTTGATCGCAACATCAAAGAGATGTTCACGGTGGGCGGAACTGACCTACACTTCCACAAATACCTCGGGCCATACGATCAAGGAGATACAAACAAGGACGGGGAGGCAAGTCCAACGCAACCTCAATATTCTGGGGACAGCCTTAATGAAAGAACAATACAGGACCTTTTGTTCTTGGAAAACAGAGATAGGAAATATGCTGATGATATCTACATAGTGCGTGGCATATACAACGTACAAGATCAAGATTTCAATCTCTCGCAGTTTGGAATGTTTTTGCAAAATGATACATTGTTTTTGACAGTGCATCTCAACGACATAGTCGAACGTATCGGAAGAAAACCAATGAGCGGAGACGTAATCGAACTACCTCACATGAAGGATGACTTTTCACTTGATGAAACCATACCTATAGCACTCAAAAGATACTACGTTGTAGAAGATGTGAACAGAGCCGCGGAAGGATTCTCGCAGACTTGGTGGCCGCATTTATTGAGATTAAAAATGAAATCACTCGTTGATTCTCAAGAATACAGAGACATCGTAGGAGATGCCACAACAGATAATTCATTGGCAAGTTATATGTCAACGTTCAATAGAGAAAAAACAATTAACGATCAGATTGTTGCACAGGCAGAAGCGGATGCACCTAAGTCAGGCTTTAATTATAAACAATATTATGTTGCTCCTATTGATGAAAGAGGCAACATTAGAACGGATAATGTTAACACAACAGATAGAGTATCTTCGGACAAAACTATTAATGCTACAATAGACACACCTGCAAGTTCGCACTACGGATTTTATTTGGATGGAGATGGAGTAGCACCAAATGGTCATCCGGCAGGCTTTGGTATTAGTTTTCCTAATGCAAATATCGACAAGGGAGATTATTTTTTACGTACAGATTTCTTACCAAACAGATTGTTCCGTTATGATGGAAACAGATGGGTAAAAGTAGAAGATTCTGTGAGGATTACTATGTCAAACACAGACACAAGAGCAACACAAAAAACTGGATTTGTTAACAATACAACCTCAAGCACTATTAATGGTCTGACCGTTGAACAAAGGCAGTCATTGACAAACGCATTGAAACCAAAGGCTGACAATTAATGCTACACTTTTACGAAGGACAAATTAGGAAATTCCTTACTCAATTTATAAGAATTTTGAGTAATTTTTCTGTCGAAACTGGCAGAGGCACCGATGGTGCAATAAATTTACGGGCGGTCCCTGTAATTTATGGAGATCCAACTAGGCAGGTTGCAAATATCATAAGGAATAATTCTGAGAATGCTTTACAATACACTCCAAAAATTGCTTGTTTTGTGAGAGAGTTAAATTATGACAGGGAAAGAATGCAAAATCCTTATCACATTGAAAAACAACATTTACGTGAAAGAAACTTTGACGAAGCAACAAATCAATATGACAATCAGTTAGGAGCAGGTTACACAGTTGAAAAAGTTATGCCTTCACCTTTTCGACTTGAAGTATCTGCGGATATATGGAGTTCAAACACAGATCAAAAATTACAGATTTTAGAGCAAATTTTATACCTATTCAACCCAGACTTTGAGATACAAAAATCAGACAATTACATTGATTGGACAAGTTTAAGTTACGTTGAACTGACAGGTATTCAGTTTAGTTCGAGGACAATACCAGTTGGTGCAGATACAGAGATCGATATAGCAACACTGACATTTTCAATGCCTATATGGTTATCTCCACCAGTCAAAGTGAAAAAATTGGGTGTGGTTCAAAAAATTATAATGAGCGTGTATGACGACGACGGCGGAATTGCAAAAGGATTAATAGACGGATCATTAATATCAAGAAGTTTTATAACTCCAAACAACTTTGGCTTGTTAGTAACAGGAAGTCAGTTGCGACTGTTAGGAACAACTGGGGTAAACGTGAAGTCCGGCGGCGACGGATTCTATACAGGCGCACGAGATCCCGGGTTGGCAGATCCATTCGAAACGTTTGGTCCACCAGTAAATTGGAAAACTTTACTGGACCAATACGGCAAGGTTACAAATGATACGTCACAGATAAGACTACAACAGCCAAACGGAAATGAAATTGTTGGCACAATAGCAACAACCAGTCTTGATGACACAATTTTGATGTTTAATATAGATAGTGACACAATTCCGGCCAACACATTAACAGCAGTAAAAAAAATAATTAATCCATTAACATTTGCTCCAGACTCTCCAGCAAATGGTGACCGATACCTAATTATTGATCAGATAGGTGACTCCACTGCAACAGTTCAGAGTGACACTTGGGGCAGTTTAGTGGCAAGCACTGGCGACATTATTGAATACAGTATTCCACAAAGTAAATGGATAAAAGTTTTTGATGCTTCGGATCCTGATTCTACTCAGCACTATGTTACAAACCAAAACACCGGTATACAGTATAGATTCAATGGCACAGAGTGGGTAAAATCATATGAAGGTATCTACACCGCTGGTAATTGGACAATAGTACTTGATGGAGGCTACGTTGCCAACGATGATGCCTCTGGACAGGACGCAACTACTCCTTGATAATTTTCACTTTTAGTGCTATAATATAGAATGCAAGACAACATCATATGCTCGGGTGCATTATTCTATAGCACTTCTACGAAAAGATTTTTATTCCTACAAAGGACTTCAGAAAAAACGAAAGGTATGTGGGGATTGGTAGGAGGCAGAGCAAAATATACGGAATCAGCCTTTGAAGGTCTAAAAAGAGAAATTCAAGAAGAAGTTGGTAACACGCCTAAATTCAAAAAAATAATTCCGTTGGAGATGTTCACTTCGAACGATCAAAAATTTTATTTTCATACCTATCTGATAGCAATCGAAACCGAATTCCTACCCAAACTTAACACAGAACATTCGGGTTATTGCTGGACATCTTTTGAATGCTGGCCAAAAAACTTGCACATAGGGTTGAAGAATACTCTTAACAATAAGTCTATCAAAGGCAAGTTACAAACTATATTGGATCTTATCACCTAAAAAAAAAGGCGACCCGAAAGCCGCCTTTTAATCCTATTAAAAAGTAAAAATATTTATTAGTTGTTAGTTCTGACTGCACAGTTTACCAATTTGATACCTGTGTCTGTGTTAGATTCTAATGCTCTACCAATAACGTTGAAAGGTGTGATTGACTCACCTGTCGCTACTGCTCTTGCACAACCTTTCA